TTGCAAATCCTCCGTTTTCCGGTAATCAGGATATAGAGCATGTCAGGCTTATGTATGATCGATTGGAAGAAGGCGGCACGCTTGCAGCAATAACCAGCCAACACTGGAAATTCGCTTCGGAAAAAAAATGTATTGATTTCCGCAACTGGCTGAAAGAAGTACATGGAGAAGTGTTTGAAATCAGCGCGGGCGAGTTTAAAGAGAGTGGCACATCTATTATTACAATGGCGGTAGTTATAAAGAAATAATTCAAAATCCGTAAAAAAATGAATGGAATCCACCTGTGTGAAAGATGTAAATATTGCACGCATTCACCCAATTTATTTCAGCCATATTATTGGTGTTCGTGGTATGGGAAAGAAGTAAAAACACCGATTAACAGATGTGATAAAATGACTCTCAAAACATAGCAAATATGAAAGATATAGAATTATTCAACGATCATTTTCAAAACTATAAAGTCTACGGCATTCCTAAAGCTCAACTAATTATAGCCGATGTTCCCTACAATTTAGGAAATAATGCTTATGCCTCTAATCCTTCATGGTATGTGGATGGTGATAATAAGAATGGAGAAAGCGATAAAGCGGGTAAAGAATTCTTTGATACTGATAAAGATTTTCGCCCGGCAGAGTTTATGCACTTTTGTAGCCAGATGCTTGTAAAAGAGCCAAAGGATAAAGGTAAGGCTCCTTGTATGATAATCTTCTGTGAATTTGAAGATCAATTCCGATACATTGAATTAGGAAAGAGATATGGGTTAAATAATTACATCAATCTTGTATTCCGGAAAGATTTCTCCGCGCAGGTATTAAAAGCAAACATGAAAGTAGTAGGTAACTGTGAGTACGGTTTACTTCTTTATCGTGAAAAACTTCCGAAGTTCAACAATGATGGTCGGATGATATTCAACTGCTTTGATTGGGTAAGAGATTCTGATACACCCAAAGTACATCCAACACAGAAACCGGTTCCACTTCTTCGTAGGCTGATAGAAATCTTCACTGATAAAGATGATGTCGTTATCGACCCGTGCGCTGGAAGCGGTTCCACCTTATTAGCTGCTGCACAGTTGGGACGCAAGGCATACGGATTCGAGATTAAAAAAAAGTTTTTCGCTGATGCGAATAAATTGGTGTTATCGCGTATTCAGCAATCACTATTTGTATAATTCAAATAAAGAAAAAATTGAACAGCAATGAGTGAAACAATACAATTATCCCCTGGTTTTGTAGCTGCCTATAAGGAACTATTGACCAACCCAAAGAAAAATGGATTTGATTTCCGTCCGATAACTGAATGTTTCAGAGAAATCGAAACGGTAACTCCCAAGCATGAATTATTTAATGTGTACATTGAATATCTGCAAAAACCATTGCCCAAAGTAATATTTTACATTATCATGGATGAACTTTATGGTAACTTGACAGGACGGGCTATGGATGCGGAAGGTAAATCGGGGTATTTAGGGTACAAACTTGAATTTATAAATGATTAGAAATGAAGTATAAGGTTACATATATCCTACAAAAAGAGGTCTCTGTGATTGTTGATATAAAAGACAAAGAACTTAACAGAGAATTTAAAAGACTTGGTGAGATCCACTCTGATTCAGATTTTAATGGGGTGTCTGATCCTCGTTGGAAGATAGAAGAAAAGGGATATGAAGAATTTTCCTGTGGTGAACATTATGACGAGGGAGAGGAAGACATTATTAATAGATCTATCATGAGATTTAAAGATTAATAACGAACAGAAAATGAGTAAATCAGAAGAATATATTGAAATCAAGAGTTTTGTGGTAGTCAATCCCAACTTCCCGGTTATCACAAAAGAAAGTGCTCTTAAAGCCGTTGCAATGGCAGAGGAAGAAATGAAACGGAAAGCCATCGAAGTTCTTTCCTCTGTTTTGGATAACTGGGTACATGGCGGTGATGCTGATTGCATCATTGCGGAGTTTGAAGAAAAATTAAACAATAAATAGTATGATATTAAAAGATATAGTAAGCCTATTGGCTAACCGGATAAACCAACCTCGTGTAATAGAGGGTTATTTACGAAAAGTGTATATAAAAGGTTATGAGGCTGGAACCAAGCAATCCCCTTGGATAAGCGTTGAAAAACGATTGCCGAATAAAGGTCAGCGTGTTTTAGTCGGATTTTTATATTACTATAAATACGATGATAGAGAAGCTGAATCACGTAAGCATATAGATGTATTCACGTATGAAAATGGTATATGGACTACTGATAGTGATATATCATATTTAGGAAAAAGTGTCGAGAAGGATGATATTAAGGTTATATGTTGGATGCCTATCCCCTCTTTCGATGAGATACTCGAAGCCAACAGGGATGTACTAGAACGGATTAAAGAGAAAGGAGATTGAATTATGTTTAGGACAAAAAAAGATGAAAAATTAAGATTGGACTTAGTGAAACAAGCTGGGTTCACATTAGACGAAGTACCATTGGTTTATGCTTTCATAAAGGGGGCTGATGAAGCACTGTCGGAGTTGCAAGAATTCCGACAGTGGAAAATGTACAAAGAAAAGCAAAAGGTTGGATACAATCTTTAGGCTTTCTCTACAAGCAATGAGATAACAAATACTGGATAAGGCTGTCCGTCTTTTCCGATTTGATGGTTGAATGTAGTAGAAACAATCTGTTTCACAGTCCACCCATTTTCGTTTAATTGCTTGGTTACATCATCTAAATTCATTCCATAGGAATCAATGACGTTGAAACGTCGAGAGAAAGTTAAAACTCTTTGTTGCATAATCATAAATGTTTAAAATTAGACAAAAACAAAAGTAGAAATTAAAAGGGGTATATCCAATATTCATAATGATTAAGTTTAAAATTAGACACTTTACTTCTTCTCATAGGATATACCCCTTGTTTAAATTTGATTAGTTATGGAAGTAAATAACGGAATAATAATAGATGGGGTGCTGCATGAAGCTATAATTAAAAGTGAGCTTGACAGTGAATTTTATTGTGAGGATTGCTCTTTATATAGCTTCTGCCACGGAGGTTTTGATGAAAAATGTGCGATGTTCAGCGCTGACGGGTTTGTTATTCGTGGTAAAGTAACAGACATTAAAACAGAGGAGGAACAATGAAAGCAAGAATAAAAAGAAAAATTCAAAAAAGACCATTCCTATACAATGTAGGACAAGTTTTTAAAGCTTGTGATTGGCTTACTGAAATTCAGCGTGGAAATATAGTTTGGCATCGGTATCATTCATTCGGTACTATTACTAAGCGTTATGTTAAAATAAATGATTAAACAATGAAAACAATTAACTATTTTAATAACAATGTTAATAATTAGAACAATTATGAAACGTGAAATAAAATTCAGAGGAAAGAGAGTTAGAACAGAAGACCCATTAGAAAGATGGATAGAGGGTTCTTATGTTGAATACACGAATATTAGAGATGAGAAGATTATTAAAATCATGTCTCAATCCGGATACATGAATGATATCAATCCTGAAACAGTTTGTCAGTTCAGCGAAATAACCGATAAGAACGGTAATAGTATCTTTGAACATGATCTAATACTGATCCATGACAGCGAAAGTTCCTACCAATTTACAGTTGAAGTACTATTTCATAAAGGAATGTTCTGCTACAAGAACAAGGCATGTGGCTTTACCCCATTGTGGTATGTCAGCGATAGATGCGAAGTGATAGGAAACGTTTTTGATAACCCGGAATTATTGAAAGGAAGTAAGCAATGAAGCACATATTTTACTTATTGGTGGGATTTCTTGCTTTCTATGAAATTATGAAAGCCTTAAACTGTAAGAGAGTATATTCCCGCACATGCAAATATAGACATCTTCCCAAGGAAAAGATAAAGGCATATTTAAAAGAGCATCCTATGCTTCTTCTAATGAGTGTTCTGGATATTTTTGGATGGATAACATTAATGGCAGGACTAATGACAAGCCAATGGGTTTGTTTTTTGGCGGTTATGGTTCTATCCCTATCAAGATTTCAACGCCTCGGCAGTTGGGCTGTATGTATAGACAGCATCATCACTGTGGCTATTTATTTGTTTGCCATTATTAATACTTATCATTTACATATAGAATTATGGACAAATTAGAACACATCGCCACAATTGATTTCTGCTACTGGCGTTTGGAAATTCTCTGTGAACAACTTTCTAAACCCAAATCAAACATCGAAAGACTGGTTGACAACGCTTGCGGTTATAATGAAACCGAAGAGATAAGAAAGGAAGGTATAATACTTTTAGAGCAGATTATCGAAAGCAAGAAGGCTATCAGTGCTGATTACTCAGGGGATAGCAAGTTTTTGGATAAATTAAAAAAAGGAAATAAACTCTCATAGTTGGCGACCTAAAATGTTAAAATATATATCTACGCTATTTTTAAGAAAATGAATTAAATGACAAGTTTTGTTTTTATTCAGATTTTTTGTAACTTTGAATTATAATGTTTCCGTGTAAAGGAGCACGGTACGTTCTTCGGACGAAAAGACTTTTATGGGAAAAAAACTCGTAGCAAATAGAGAAAATTTCTGTCATTATTACATAGAAACGGGTAATGCTACAGATGCATATCGGAAAGCTTACCCTAATAGTATCGGATGGAAGGATGGAGTCGTTAGTAAACGTGCATTTGAATTACTGAGAAATCCAGATGTTGCATCCCGTGTAAATGAATTGCAGGTTGATATTTTGAAAAAGTCTGATATGAAGAAGGAAGATGCATTGCGCTTCCTTACAAATGTGGTAAATGTAGACCCTATAGATCTTCAATTAAAAGGTAAAGATACGTTTATTGTCCGTTCTCTTGATGATATACCTAAACCAGTCCGTTGTTGCATTCAATCCATTAAAAACACTCAATATGGGGTGGAGATACGGCTATACAGCAAAATAGCCGCCATTACACAGATAAGCAAGATGCTTGGATGGGATGCTCCAGTAAAAAGTGATGTCAGTACCAATGTGCGCATGATAATTGGGGACGAGTGATGATAGAGATGGTATTCTCATATAAGCTGTTCAATCCTCTGTTTTGGCATATCCGTAAGGCTATGCATGACAAGAATATCAGGTACATTATAAACAGAGGTGGTTCTTCATCGGGAAAATCTGTATCTACGACACAGGCTGTGTTGTTGTCTGTATTTTCTTGCGAAGGTTCGGCTCTTGTTGTAAGAAAAGTGGGAGCTAGTCTGAGGAATACAGTGTATGAAGAGTTTAAGACCCAACTAAAGGCTCTTCAACTGAGTCAGTTCTTTGTGCCTAAGGAAAATAATATAACTTGTGTAAATGGTTGTAAAATTGACTTTACAGGGCTTGATGATCCTGAAAAAATAAAGTCTATCACTGGATATCGTTGGATAGTGATGGAAGAAGCAACCGAGTTCGAATATGAAGATTTTACTCAGATACGTTTCCGTCTTAGAGGTAAGGAAGGGTTGCAGATAATATGCAATTTTAATCCTGTATCTGAGGATTCATGGATTAAAACGAAAATTCTTGATACTTATGAATGGGACGATCTTCCAAATGAACTATATGGCGAAGTGAAAAATCCTCTTACTAAAAGTTCTTTGCCAAAGGCATACAGCACAATATTAGGGAAACGGGGTAGCAAACCTAGAATGATCGCCAATGAACGTACAGGAAAGCTGGAAAAGTACCCATCGGATACAATAGAACTGCATTCGTCTTATAAAAATAATTTTTGGGTGGTTGGTTCTCCGGACGGTAAATATGGATATTATGACAGGCAGACAATATCCAATTATCAATGGTACAAGGAACATGATTACAACTATTACCGGGTATATGCGCTGGGTGAATGGGGTAGTATTAAGACGGGGGGTGAGTTTCTATATGCTTTCGATTCTAATAGGCATATTAAAACAACACGATATATCAAGGGACTTCCTGTGCATATTTCTATTGATAACAATGTTCTTCCCTATATTTCGATTTGTTTTTATCAAGTGGACGGAAGTCATATAAGGCAGTTTAATGAGATATGTGCCGGTGATCCCTTTAACACAGTAACGCAGGCATCTCGGATGGCTGTTGATTATCTGCGGTCAATCAGATACAATGATATGCTGTATTTATATGGTGACGCTTCAACAAGGAATGGGAATACTATAGATGATGAAAAGAGGTCATTCCTTGACAAGTTCGTAGAAGGACTGGAAGGTACTTACCATGTCGAAGAAAGGATACCATATTCTAATCCGTCCGTGCCCATGTCTGGTGAGTTTGTCAATTACATGCTTGATGGTGGTTCCGGAATGTGTTTTTCAGTGGATGACGGATGTAAGAATTCAGTTGTTGATTATAATAACGCCAAGAAGGATGTTAACGGTGGAATGTTGAAGACGAGAGTTAAGGATAAGGTTACGGGGCAGTCTTATGAGAAGTACGGGCACATTTGCGACTGCTTACGTTATATTACCGTATGGGTGTTTAAGGATGAATATACTCGTTTCTCCTTAAAAAGAAAACGAAGTAAAATTAAGCAGGAAAATAAAGATATGAGATATTATGATATATCTAAAAATATTCAGGGGACAAGACTTGTATATGTTCTTCCCGAATATGCCGGAAAGTTTATTATGGTTTCATGTTATGTAAATGAGCGAATATATATCGATAATGTGACATATATAAGTTCATTTGATGAAAATGTTCTTCTGTCATTTTTAGAAGGGATATCTCCTGCGGAGATCTTGTTTGAAAGTGAAAAAAATTATTTCCCTATAGCACGGGGCTTAAGGGATAGATATGATGTCAGAATCATACATAAAAATATGGGAGCAGACGCTAGGATATCTGCTTTTTTGGATTTTATCAAAAATAATGTGATGTTCCGTTCAGACTATGACAAGATACCGCAATACAATGAGTTTATGGATGGAGTATTGGACTATAATGGTTCAGATGATTGCGCTGCAATTTATTCTGTAGCAGCACTGTCTTATTACGTATCGAAAAAATATAATATATAATTGGTATATTTTTAAGATATATCAAAACTTTGGCAAAAAAATATCGGATGTTGTACAAAAAATGTTGGTCTTTTTTTAATATGGGTATTTTTAGGGTATATAAATTGGAAGTTTATTATTTTAATTTATATTAAACGAAAATAATATTTGAATCACTTGTTAATTAATAAATTAATTTGTTCCTTTGTAACAGGCAATTGCCTTCATGGTGTGAAGTTGCACCATACCCACTTTTAGAACGTGATCACTGTGGAGGCAATTGCTGTATTATAACGGCGGTTGCCTTTATTGTTGTATATGAGACACTGGTTTAAGATACCTTCTTTAAAGAAGTCAAATAAGGATATGTATGATGAAGCCACCTATCATGGTAAGGATGATGGGGGTAATTTTATTTATGTACCTAAATGGGTAGAGAGCCTGTTTTCTGGCAATAAAGGAAATATAGATTACGATATGTCTACTGTTGAGGGGAAAGCAAGAGCCTTGCATGAATGTTGGCCGTTTGCAATGGTTCTAGATCATTGCGGAAGGATGATTCAGAACGGAAGATATTACGTGACAGATATGAACGGGAATGAAAAGAGGAGTTTTAAAGATATTGTGGCTCTCTTAAATCGTCCAAATATAATACAGAGTGGGCGTTCCTTTATAAAACAGGTTGAGATATCCTTAAAATGTTTCGGATTTTGCCCTATTTATACATTGAGAGCTTTAAAATCCGACCTGCCTAAATCCATGATGGTAATACCTCCCGAATTATTTTATATGGAATCATTCGGTAAAGACCCATTTACTCAGACAGAATTTTCTTCAATTGCTAAAAGGGTATATATACGTTGGGGAGATGTAAATATAGAGCTTGGGGATGAGGAATATTTTGTCATATACGATTCAATAATGGATATTCCAAGCAATAATGGAGGGGAAATTGCCTTCCATTCTCCTGTAGACGCATTATCTTCGCATATGCGAAACTATATGGCTCAACTGATAGGGAGAGGAAATCTTATAGTTAATGGAGGTCCAAAAGGGATATTGTACGGGAATGATACGACTGATGTAGGGAATGCCGCCATTACTCCGTCTGAATCCAAAGAATTGCAGAATGATTTTAAAAGGAAATATGGCATAGTGCATAAGTTGTATGAAATCATGGTGACTCCTAAGAAACTGGGATGGATTACATTAGGATCAAATACGGAACAATTGAAGCTTCATGAGGAAGATAAGGCGTGTTTGGAGGCGATAGCTCAGACCATAGGTTTTGACGCCAATCTGATTATACAAGGAAGTACTTATGATAACTCTTCTCAGGCAAAGAAAGCGGCATATCAGGATCTTATTATTCCTGACAGTGAATGTATAACAGAGGCTTTGACTAATGCTATATGTAAGGACAGAGCAATAATCAAAATGGACTTTACTCATGTCGCTTGTCTTCAAAAGGACATGAAAGAGTTGGCGGATGCCTTGTCTACAGCCTCTAATGCTATAGCTTCATTGTATAACAACCGGCTGATTACTTTTGAAGAGGCAAGAACTGAGATGTCTAATTTTACAGATATTGATCCGGATAACCCAAAAGGGGAATTTAAAATAAATAATGATGGAGACAAGCAAATACAAGGACAGGCTGGGGAAGCAGTATAAATCCTTAGCTTTTTATGCAAAGGAGATACAATATGATTCTGGCAGTAGAACTATCAGTGGTTATGCTGCGGTTTTCAATAACATTGATAAATCCGGTGATATGCTCCTGAAAGGTTGTTTTTCAAAAAGCATACAGGAGAGAGGTCCGGAAAGTTCTGCTAATGATAAGATTATCATGTTGTGGATGCATGACATGCATGAGCCTATAGGACGCATTACGCTTCTGCAAGAAGATGAGAAAGGGCTTTACTTTGAAGCGTCTATTGATGATGTGGAAAGAGGAAATCAAGCGTTGAAACAGCTTGAAAGTGGAACTTTGAACCAGTTCTCTATAGGTTATAGTTATGTATGGGAAAAATGTGAATATGATAGGGAACGTGACTGTTTGGTTGTAAAGGAAGTCATTCTATATGAGATATCCGTAGTGTCCATAGGATGTAACGGGGAAACTGAATATCTTGGTTTGAAATCGGCAGAAGAATATGAAAGTGCGTTGGAATCACTTCCGGTTGAAATAAGTGATGTATGTAAAGGACTTCCAATAAGGAAGAGAGAGGAAGTTCAAACGTTAATAAGAAAAGCGATGTCACTCGCTCGATACAAGCCGGCAGACAAGCCACTTGATGAAGAGGGAGCCGATGAAAAAATAAAACTATTTACAAAACCTTTAAAACTTAAAGAAGCATGAAATTTGACTTTTTAAGCAAAATTGATTTGTCGGTAATGGATGAGGTTTCCGTGAAGTCATTACAGGCGTTGCAGGACGCAATAAACGCTACTGTAGGTGATTTCATGGACGATACTATCGACAAAAAAACTTTTGAGGATAAATTAAATGAGGTTACTCAAAAGATAGACTCCGAAAAGGAATTGGAAACAGTGCGTAAGGAACTTGGTGAGATGAAAGAGATAATTGTTCGCATGAAGGGTGCAATGCATAAGAATGAAGACGGGCAAATGGTGTTCAAGTCTGTAGACCAGCAGATTGAAGAGCAATTGAAGGATTTCATCACAGTAGGCAAGCATGGAGAGAAAACTGTGGACTTGAAAACGGCTTGTAAGCAGTCTATAGGATTTAAGAAAAACCTTACGATTGTTGTCAACAGAAAAGATGTATCTCCTGTGACAAGTACAAATGTGGCACCACATTATAATATGACTATTGATAATCAATTGTCTGTTGAACCACGCTCTCAGACTGTAATCCGTAAATTTGCGAATGTGGCAGCAATATCTACACGATCATTGACTTATGCGGAGTTCAATCCGGGTGAAGAAGAAGCCGAATGGGTTCCAGAAGGCGGTCTTAAGCCTATGATGAGCGGTACATTGGCAGAAGTTACTATCAATGCTGGCAAAGTGGCTCTTGGCACAAAAGTAACCGAAGAAACATTATCTGATTTGCCTCAGTTGGTTGCGGAGGTTAGGGCTGAGATTATCAATCGTATTGGTTTGAAAGAAGAAGAAGGTATTCTGTCTGGTACTGGTTCTGGTGGTCAGATTAAAGGGATTGGAAGTGATATACCTACATTCTCCTTGACAACTCTGAAAGTAGATAAGCCCAACACTTATGATGTTATTGTTGGTATGTATACACAGATTGTGTCAATGTCCAATATGGCTTATCGTCCAAATCTTGTGCTTATGCATCCTCTTGACTATGCGCAGATGCAGTTGACTAAGGATGTTAATGGGCAATATCTTCGTCCTTTCCGTATTGGCGATGAACTGATTCAAGGCCTGAGAGTGGAAACCAGCACAGCAATCAAGCAAGGTGATATTTGGGTTGGCGATTTTAACTATCTTAACATCCGTGATGTATGGGTTCTTACCATTACACTTGGATGGGAAAATGATGATTTCACTAAAAATATGGTGACTATCCTTGGTGAAAAACGTCTTATGGTGTATATTAAAAAGCAATATAAAACTGCATTTGTCAAGGATAAGATTGCGACCGTTATTGAAGCTATAACCCCTGCCGGTATTGGCGGATAAATTTATTAAACATTATGAAAGTAAATTTGACTAAAACTTATGAGGTTGAGTTCGCAAAGGACGGGGCCGTTTATAAAAAAGGTGATAAAGTAAGTGTTAATATGTTACTTGCAGGTAAGTTCTTCCAAGATGGACGTGTTGCCACTGTTCCTTCGGAATTGATGGAGGACGCTAAGAAAATCGGTGCTGAAGATTTGTTCAATAAAAAGAAGAACCTCAAAGATATTGTGTAATGTTGGTGGATTATACTTTTTTCCAAGGTGGTATTCTTGATATCGAAGGTGCAGTATTGAATATACATACTCCTTCTGAAACTAATAAGGCAATTGTTGACAGCTTTCAAGGCTTTGTAATGCAATATGAGCCGGAATATTTAGAGAAGCTCCTAGGGGAAAAGTTGTATAAGGAATTCTCATCCTATATTCCCAACGATGGAAAAACGAAGGAAAAAAGATGGGATGATCTTATAGCGCATCTTGTCATGAAATATAGTGATGGCGATAGGGAGATTTCCAAATCCCCCATCGCCAACTATATATACTTCCATTACTTGAGACATAATCACACTCAGGCGACTATTACAGGTGTGAAGGCTGACGAAGATGACGGTCGTCTTGTAAGTCCAGAAAGGAAAATGATATTCGCATGGAATGACATGGTAAGAATGAATATCAGACTTGTGAGGTGGCTTAAATCAAATAAAGCGGACTATCCGGATATCGCCACCGATTTCGAATTGTTGGAAACAATTAATTCTCTTGGAATATGATAATCGATATAATATCAGATGTATGTGCTTCCTTGTCAAAAAGAATGGATCAACAGATAAATTACATATATGGTGACAGTTCTTATATAAGGGAAACACTTCTTCTTCTTGGGAAAAGCAGGGTGACAGCATCGGGAAAATTCCCAATGATAGGGCTATATGTTCCCTTAGACGAGGAAAGGGATAGTGAGAATTATTTTTGTAAGGCATCTGTAAACATAATAATCGCTACCAATACACTGGAAAAGTATACAAATGAACAACGTCGTGAGATATCTTTTGAAGGTATTCTTCGACCTTTGTATTACGGATTCATAGAAGAGTTAAAAAAATGTGATAAATTTGATTTCGGTTACTCCGGTATTGTAAGCCATACATATTCAGAAAATTATAGTTTTGGAAGACGTGGTGCTGTTGATGTTGACGGTAAGGAAGTTGGCGAAAAGATAGATGCTATTGAAATAAAGAATTTGGATTTAACAGTTAAAAATCAGAATTGTTATGCGAACAGATATTAGAGAGTGCGGCAGCACGTCCGGATTTAATACTGGAATGAATTACTGCCCCCTGCAACCGGACAAGGTAGCAGGTGTTATATTGGTCATTCATGGCAAAAAACTGCCAAAGGAACTGACTGCTGATGCTTTGGAAGAGGCTTGTCATGCTGATTATCCGGACAGAATTTATCCTATTACAGGATTTTCGGAATATGCGGTAAGCGGTGGTGAACCCAATACATCGGAAAATGGTTATGCCGGTTCGGAAATAACGGGCTATTCGGCAAGGACGGATACATTCACGTTGCGTAAGTTTAATCTAGCTTTACAAGCCAATCTTGTAGCCAACAAGGATACATTGTTTGACATGTATGTTTTTGACAAGAATAATGTTATCTACGGAGAGGATGACGGAACAGACGAGCTTGCAGGATTCGATTTGTCAGGGGTTTACCCTACAGGGCAGACTTATGACTCAAGCGGACAAAAGGCTTATCTTGCGTTTAATGCAATGTATTCCGATACGGAGAAGATGATGAAAAACATGTCTGTAAAACAATCGGGTGTAAATTTGGAAAATGTTCTCAAGGGATTGAATTATGTTGAATTTGTGAAAATGACATCTCCTGAGAATACATATAAACTCGTGGATCACTATGACCGCACAGACCTTACAGCATATTATGGCACTGTATTGTCTGAGAAGGCTTCAACAGTCGTTTCTGGTGCGTCAGCACTGGAATACAGTAACGGTGTGCTTACAGCGACAGGAGGTGTACCGGTGCTTAAATCTCCTTCTATTCTACAGACTAATGGGGTCATTGGGATTGAACAATGGGTACAATGAGAATTAATGGAGTCACATTTATAGAGTCCGAGGTGGTCAAACTTTCATTGGATGAGTTTGTCGCTCAGAATATAGATGTATTCTGGAAGGACATTTCTAGAGAAAGGCGGAAATCAAGGCTGGTTTCCGTATATAATAGAATTATCAATAACAGTAATTTAGGAGGCGGGGGAGATTGATCCCCCGTTTTTGCTATGACATTGGAGGAATACGCGAGATGTTGGAAGAAATTGGCTGATGGCATTCAGCCAATGATAAGGGATAAGATGGAAAAGGATGCTCCTCAGTTTGAGGAATATGTACGAGAACAGCTATATAGTGGTGTTGATGGAGATGAAAATCCTTTGATCCCTGGATATACTGAGGACCCATACTTTAAAAAAAATTATGGAGAGCATTGGAAGAAAAACGCCGAACGCTATAAAAATTGGAAGACAAAGATACAGAAACCGAAACCTTCATATCTGGGTTTTTCTGCAAGAGGGAACAATACTCCAAACCTTATCATACGTGGAGATTTTTATAGTTCCATCACGGCAATACCAATATCAAATGGTATAAGGATTGCCAGCTATGGCGTTTCTTTTGGTTCTGATATTGAGAAGAAATATGGTTATAAAATTTTCAAGGTAAGCTCCAAAGCAAGGAGGCATTATGTTACGTACAGGCTTATGCCCTCTATTGAGAAATTTATAAGGAGGTGCGAACTATGAAAAACTGCTTGTGCCAAGGAAATAAATCAATGAGGGAGATGGAACATATGCGTTCAATCGCAGAGAAGGCTGCTGTTATGGATGAATGTGTTTATATATTATATAAGGTTGGAGATGTGTATAAGTTCTGTCGTGAAGGTGAAAACTGGTCGGGTGAGTTTGTTGAATTCATATTTCCGTAAAATTATAGCGGACATCTGGAAAGATTACCGCTATTTATGTAAAGTTGGATAGTCTTTATCCTTTTTCAATATTGGCTCTTATTTGCCTTAGAAGCAAGAATGATCCTTCCATTTTGTAATTCCCTAAATTTTGTTTCGCCTGCATGATGCAGCTTTCGATAGTAAGGGCTAAATCGGGAGTGAACGCGGATTTATTAATTTGCATTGTTTGGGGGAGTTGGCTAGCATGATCATTGAACCATGCAATCATTTCATTCAATTCTTCCTCTGTGTAACTTTGTCTTTTTTCGGCCATATTATATTTCCCGTGATTAATGATGTTTATATATAAATATTTTATGCAAAAAAAGATATTTATTTTTTAATTGAAAAATAAAACTATCATTTATGTTGTAATTTAGATTTTGTCTAAATTGTGAATGTGATATTTAATAATTGCGTTACTATATATTACTATGCGTTACTTAGTATTACTATTAATTGATATTGTCTTTTGTTTAATATTCATACCATTGTGTAAGATAAAAACATCATTTACCTTTGTATCTGTAACAAGTGCAAAGCGTTACTTGATGTTGATTAAATATTCTCCTATTGGAGTTTATATATGACTGTTCCGTAGTAGCTTGCACCTATTACGGAACTTTCTTTTTATACGATTCCAAGCGTGGATAGTATAAGGGAGGAAAGCAGGAGTGAATAATGGCACAATGAGGTTCGATTCCCCACCTGCTACAATCAGTCAAAATAAATCCCCGAAGGCGGAAGTGACTGAGCCGCCAACGGGGAACAATATTAATCTTATATCGCAAAGATATTCGCAACATAATTAAAAACTATGAAAACAATAGATAAATTAGAAATTATACTTCAAAAAATGGAAGAACAAAATAATAGACTTGAACAGATATACGGCAAACATCTCAAACTGATTGTATGCACTGGGAAAAGAAGTGAGAAGGTGAAATTTAAACATAAAGATTGAAACGCTATGTTTGTAATTTATTTAGACAATATTCTAAATTACAAATAAATATGTCGTAATATTTTGAATTGTGTTTTAGTTTATATTATTTTGCTGAAAATAACCCAATTATTATAACTATAGATAAAAGTATTATGGTAGTATTAGAATTAATTATGGTCATATTTGCAATTTTGCAAATTATTTTATTCTTTAAATTATGGGGAATGACGAATAATATTCGAAATATAAGAGAAATGCTTCAATGCTATATTAAAGATAATACATTGAATAAAGATGGGAAAGTTAAGAAAGAAGATAATATTGTTCCAGTGAGATTACCTGTAGATAAATATATAGGTAAATGGGGGAAATATGTAACAGAGGAAGAAATAGAGAAAGTAAAGGAAATGTTACCTAAATTGCCTCAAAGTATATTCTCCATAATAAAAATAGAGAGTACTGGGAAAATAAAGGTTCTTTCTGATTTAAGCAACATCGAAGAATCTTATAAAGTTCTTTATTATACGGAATATCAAAGAAGAATCTTATAAAGTTCTTTATTATACGGAATATCAAAGAATAAAATGAAATAAATATTTTTTCATGGGGAGAAGCAAAAACTTCTCCCTTTTTTATTTCCTTATCTTCATAATATCAATAAAATCACTATCTTTGCTCTTAGAAGGTGCATGAAGTCATGCACTACCCAAAACTTACGAAAAGACCATGGCAGGAGCAGAATTTAAAATTACTGATGCGATTGATCCTAACATCGTTAAGAAGTTGAATGAGATAAGGATTAATATTCAAACCACATCTTCCGAATATGCGAATTTTACAAAACAATTAAGTGAGGGCATAAATTTTAAGCCGGGTAATCTAAAAGAATACCAGTCTAAAGTTGACAGTTATAATGCTACAATTACCAAATTATATGCTTCTCAAAATAGATTGTCTGAATTACAGGCTAGTCAATTAAAGTTATTGACCGATATTTCCCGTAAGATAGAGCTTCTTACCAAACCATTGAATACATTGGCAGACAAGATAACGGAAGTAAAAGTAAATTTGAGAGGTGCTTCCGAAGACTTGAAAAACGTGTCACAGGATGCGGAAACTGCTTCTGTTTCATTCCAAGAGGCATCCAAGAAAATATCCATGACTGCTGCTAATTTTGATTCAATCCGTCAGACGGTAAAGGCTTTTGATTCGCAAGCTGCCGAATTGAACAGTAGATTAAGCGATAATAAAGAAACAATTTCAGCCTTAAGAACATCTCTGAGGGATTTATCGAAGGAGTATAAGACAGGTTCTATCAGCGAAGAGGAATACAAGTCCAAAAGAGATGCTACGGTGTCCCAGTTACGCACGCTGACAGAGCAGAATAAACAGTATTCGGCGATATTGAGAAATCATACACAGGTAGCGATTGCCACTACAGGAAGCTATAACGAGATGAAGGCTTCAATGCTTCAGTTGGAAAAGGAATATTATAACCTTTCACAAGCTGCACGCGAGGGGGCAAAAGGTATGAATATTTTAAACAGTATCGGTAAGCTGAATCAACAATTAAAGGATATAGATGCACAGATGGGCAATTACCAACGTAATGTAGGTAATTATGCTTCGGGTTGGAATGGTCTTAATGTTTCCATACAACAGATTGCGAGAGAACTTCCGGCTTTGTCTGTTAGTGCCAATACTTTCTTTCTTGCCATATCCAATAACCTTCCTATGTTTGTTGATGAGTTAAAGAAAGCGAGAATTGAATATGAGTTGGCTAAAAAATCAAATCAAACAGCTATACCCGTATTTAAGCAGGTATTGAGTTCCCTTCTTAGTTGGCAGACGGCTTTAGTCGTTGGGATAACTCTTTTATCAAGTTATGGGGGTGAGATAGCCAAATGGGTGAGTAGCCTGTTTGATGCAAGAAAAGAAATTGATTATCTAAAACAGCTTCAGGAGGATTTGAATAAAGCTCAAAAAGAAGGTGTGAAAAATGCCCAAGATGAAGCTGTTAAATTGGATATATTATATAGGGCTGCTGTCAATTTGAATAAACCTATGGGAGAGCGGAAAAAAGCCGTTGAGGAACTGAAAAAGCAATATCCTTCATACTTTAAAAATATAAGTGATGAAAATATTCTTGCAGGTAAAGCGGCTGATAGTTATCAAAGGTTATCTAATGCCATATTGGCTTCGGCTAAAGCTAGAGCCGTGCAAGATCGTCTTGTGGAACAGGCTAAGCAAAAATTGGATTTGGAAGAAAAATTAGCAGATCTTGAGAGCAAAAAAGAAAAAGCGGAGGCAAGGAAACGGAGAGAAGAGGCTACTTTAGCAAAAATACCTACAAGTGCAGGAGAGGGATATGATTTTCAAGCACGGCTTGTATCTAAAGCGCAAAGCAAAGTAGAATCTTTGGATAAAGAAATAGATTCTTTGTTAAATCAGCTATACCAAGTAGATAAGGCTAGTAGGGATATGGCAAGATCTATTAACATTGGAGATGTTACATTTGATCCTCATTCTGCCGATAAAGCCGCAAATGATCTAGCACAATACATAGAGAATCTTAGGAATAAAATGGCTGACTTGTCCGTTTCTCTTATAGAGGATGAGCACCAGCGTAATCTTGCTGCCATAGAGAAAGAATATAAAGACCAGATAGCAGTTATAAAGGGATATTCTGAGGAAGAAAACAAACTCCGGGAAATGTTGGCCCAAGAGAGGATGCAGAAGATAGCGAAAGAGAATGAGGAATATGCTAAGAAGTTGGCAGAGGCCGAGGAAAAAAGGATTGAGGAAAAGAAAAAGTATACCGATGAGATGCTCAGACTGGAAGAAGAACAATCATCTCTCCGTATAGCAGCTACAAGTACTGGATATAGGGAACTTGAAAACATTATAACAGCCAATTACGCAAAAGGTCTGATGTCGCGAAAAGAATATGATGAAGCCATGCGTGAATTGGAGAAGCAAGCCGCAAACGAGCAATTGCAGATACAGATAGATGCTGCTGAAAAAATGATTGAGATAGCGGAAGCATCGGGCGTGGTAAGCAAGCAACAGATTGAAATGCTGAGAGAATCCATAAAGGCAATGGAAGCAGAGATAGGTTCCATAAATGCGGATGATCAGTTGAAAAAAGCGGAAGAGCAACAGGATATTACACGAAGGAATTTTGAAGCGTTGAAAGGTTATTCTTCTGCATTGAAAGATCTTGCATCGGATATCGATAGCCCGTTTGCCGGTATATTTGACGGGATGGATAAGGGGTTCAGCATTATGTCTGATAAGATATCAGGCGTTTGGGGAGAACTTACAGACGGTGAGAAGATAGAAAGAACTACCGAGATGTGGGGAGCGATGGTTAGCGGGATTGGTAGTATGATATCATCCATTTATGATCGCCAGATTGAGGCTGTTGAGGCTGAACAGGAAGCGAATGAGAAAGCTGGTGAAGAGGAAATTTCCCGTATAGAAGCTTTAGAAGAAAAAGGGGCTATAACAACAGAAGAAGCCGAAGCGCGTAAACGTGCGGCGGAAGATAAAACGGCACAAAAGAATGCCGAATTGGAGAAGAAAAAAGCTGCATTAAGAACAAAACAAGCAAAGTTTGAGAAAGCTACCAGTATAGCTGAAGCGGCTATACAGATAGCAGGTGGTATTTTGCAGACGATAAAACAATTGGGTTTCCCTGCTGCAATACCTATGATAGCTGCTCTAGGTGCTATGGGGGCGATACAGCTTGCTACTATTATAGCGACTCCTATTCCGAAATACGCCAAGGGCACTGATTCTCATAAAGGCGGATTAGCTGTAGTGGGTGATGGTGGCGTTTCCGAAACGATCGTTACAGATAAAGGGGCGTATATTACTCCGTCTGTCCCTACTTTGGTTGACATCCCTAAAGGTGCGAAGGTTATACCTTATGCTGTGGATATGGACAGGATAAAGGCTCATGCAAATGATTTTGATGGTCTTATGGCATATAGAAGCGAAAACAATCTTCCTCCTGTATCAATAGTTAATGATTATAGCGAACTGGAGAAAAAGATAGGGCATCTGGAGAAATCACAGCAGATAGGATTTGCAAAATTAGCCAAGGCGATAAGAGAAAACAATTATCAGCAATTTTCAAAAAGTATCTGATTATGAGGTATACAAGTGACATATATGAACTTCCTTTGTCCATTTTTATGGAGATTTATACCAATGATAGCAATACTATCGAATTTGACGGTGAGGACAAAGGGGCCGCATCGGCAAAAATTATCAATGACTATATAGAAATTGTTGGGAGCAAACAGTTGTCCTCTGAGATATTGAATTGTAATGAACGTATGAATCTCGCAATGACCGTGGAGTGCATGAAGGCATGTGAGAACATGATGAAGTTGAAAATGTATGATGAGGTGCGTGATATTCTGATGAAGATAGGTTATTCGTGCAAGAAAGCTGATGTAATGGCCATGAATGCTAGAATATCCGCGTTAAAATCCCGTGCACAATATGATTTGGATAAGATAAGTAAGGAAAAGAATGAGGAACCGAAGGAGAAGCCTACAAAACGGGGGTTTATAAATGAAGTTGTCGCTATTGGAAAATATAATAAGATGCATATCAATCTGAAAGAATGGACCGCCGGATCTTACGCCTGTCTTGTTAGGCAGACATGCGATGAAATAGAGGAATTGAACCGAAAGAGGAAGTGATTTGAAGGCTGGTTTGTGCGGTTTTGTTAAATTTACTATTTTGTCTATATGATGCATTTTTTTTAAGTAATTTAGTGGCAGAAAATAAATGAGGACATTGGTGGAGCTCTGTCTACATAAGATATTAAGCCGTCGGTCATTTGGTGTAGAGTTCCACAATATTGCATCATTTGGCTGGCGACTTTCTTTTTCCCCGTGTAAAGGAGCACGGTACGAAAATTGTATGGATGAAATTATTTAATTTGATTTAACCGCTTTATAAGCTTTTGTGATTCTCTATATTGTTCAGCCTGTGGAATTTTTATAAATTCAACAGTTTTATCATAGTTTGCTTTTACGACGTTCTCTATTTCATCAAGAGTCACCCTGAAAAATTCTCTACGTCCATTTATCATATTTACTTTCTTATTTTCAAAAGCATGATGTAAAGATGCTTCTAAAGTAGGCGCGTCATCTGAGAAAATCATTGCGTGAACATCGAATTTAAATGGAACAGAAGCATCGCCCAACTCATCTACTCGCTCCATTGGATCCAAACGACGTGTCATCCCTATTTTATATATATTTTCTCCAAAAGAGCCTATATTTGATATGACATATACATATCCGGCTCTTTTATTGGCTTCTCTATAGTCAATATCTTTTATTGCTATATCCAAATCAGAAAGATGTTTTTCTATTTCTTCTTTTTTCTCTAATAAAACTTCTCTTTCCAATTCGTTGCAGGACTCAATTTGTTTGTTGAGTTTTATAAGTGCATTGGTATAGTGTCTTTGTTCTTTCTCTATGTCTTTTCTTGCTTCTTCTATTTCTTTTTGTAAACGTGCTTCCTCACGCATTTGTTCGCGAATATTTCGTTGCTCCTCTTTTTCCTGTTGTTTCTTCATTGCATATTCATAAGCAAGTTGAAGCTCTTGAACTTTGAGCTCTATATAATTAGAAGATAATGAAACTGCGTTTTTTGTATTCATTTTATTCAGAACGTCAGCAGATTTATATATTTTTTCTTTATAGGCAGTTACATTGTTGAATTTTACTTTGCTGATAAGAATATCGCACTCGTCATTGAAACATCTTATGATTTGTTTGATGTTTTGATTTGTCATAGCACGGCCTTGTGCCTCACTTCCGTTTACAGTCCAAATGTGTGAGCAGGTGGCGGCAGTCTTATTCAATATCATGTTTTTCTGTTCTGTCCTAATAGTATCCAAACGACCTTTATACTGTTCTAAATTTGCAAAATCATAGATAGGGGAATATAAGCCATATTCTTGCAAAAGTATAGTTTCATCTAATTCTATAATTTGTGACTTTCTTTGTTTCAATTCTTCGGTGGAGGAAGCAATCTTGCTTTCTAAAGAGGCTATTTCATTTATATGCTGCTGTCGGTCTTGTTCAAATTTTAGATTTTGCTCATTAATAAATGAAAGTGTTTTTTCTTTTTCTTCTTCTATATTAGCAATGTCTTTATATTTGGAAAGCTCTTCACATTGTGATTGAAGATTTGTAATTTCGGAAGAAAGCCTTTCCTCTTTTTCTTTTGCTACTTCAAGATCTCTCTTTAAAAGTGCTATTTCCGTAAGTTCCTTGTGTTTCAGAAAATCAAATAGTCCCATCGTTTATCTGTTTTAGAAAGTTCTCAATATCTGTTTTGGATTTTACCGTGTACATCTTGCCTTGATATAAAATATCACCGTATAATTCATAACTTTCTATTTTGCTTTGCAATTCAAGTTGTTTTTTTGCCTTGGCCTTTATCTCCTTTTTACGGTTGCTCTCAATCAATTTCTGTTTGGCTTCTTCGATTTCTTGTTGTTCTCTAGCTAAGCACCTTTCCTCTGCTTGTTTTTTCTCAATTCCTTCCTTTTCAGCCTCTAATTTTACAAGTTTATGTGTATTATCAGCTATTATATTATCCCTTATTTCTTTGTCTGTGGTTATAAATACATTTAATGCGTCCAGTTTCCAATCTATATCAGTGATATTATGAGTAGTAAATTCACCGATAGATCGAATACGTTTGGATTCATAGACATATTTAAATCTTACAATGTCAAGGTGCAAAAGTAATTTTGAAATAAATCCTTCTTTATCATATAGACTTATATCACATAAGGCATTTTGTTTTTCAATAAAATGCCTTATGTCATGTAATTCATTTGTTATATAAATATTATCAAATGTTGTTCTATGATTGTAAATATCTACAACAACTTCTTTGATAGATTTTAATTTTTCCTTAATAATTTCTTTAGATTGATGTTCCAATAAAATAGAACTTTGTGGAACAAAAGCCTTGATAAAAAGAATTTTGTCTATAGTATCCTTGTCAATATTTAAAGAATCCATCTTGTTTTGATGTATAACTTGTGAAGTTGAGTGAAAATTGGAAGGCTCTTTTTCATCTGTTGATTTTTGGTTATCAATATCATCAATAATATTGTCAAATTCAGCCGTTTCTTTGATTGTCTTTCCTTTGAAAAAATTTAATAATCCCATGTTACTTTAATAGTTTATCCAAATCCTCAAACGAATTGTACTAATTAAATTTGACTTTTGGTACATTATCCACGTAAAAGTGAAAAATCCATCTTTAGGGCATGAACGATACGCAAGAAGCTGGATAGCTGCATGTCTGTATCTCCACGCTCAATACGGGAGATATAGCTTCTTGCTGTTCCTGTTTTTTCCGCGAGTTCACTTTGTGTCATTTTCAGCTCCTTGCGTCTATCACGTAAAATTACACCGTAATAATATGCACGCGCCTTTTCATCGAACTCTCTGCTACTTTCAGTGCCGGGAGCACCGTATTTGGCAGCCAAAAAATCTTCTGAGTTAATCAACTTGCTTGTATCAATCTTTCTCATTCCTGATATTCAGCAGGATATAGTTCCTATTTCGTACAAGAACTCAGGAGCCAAGTCCGCACCGTTCGCCCACTCGATTGTGGTGCGTGTAAGTCCGTACTGGGTAAACTTGCTTTTGTCCAACAGCTCTCCAAAGACTTCTCCGGTAAGATATGGCTTCAAGTCCACTCTTTTTCTGCTTTTGTCACTGAATGTCACAAGAAGCTCGTAATCTTTAATGTAATCTACATCTACTACTCGTAACATAAACGTTTATCATTTTAAAGGTTCTATTTTATCAATCTTGTCTCCTCTTTGAGCTTTCTCCCACAAAGAAAGAATTTCAGCCTCGTGTAAGTCCATCCATTGATTGACCTTGGCTATTACCTTTGCCGGAGCCTGCCCGTCCACAATTCTGTCCAATACACTGATGGAACACTCATAACTGCCATAGGAGAAATGAATATGCGGAGGGTTATGGTCTTTCCAATAGAGGCTTATTATAATACCGAAAAATCTACATATCTCAGGCATGTCATATTGTTTTTTGGTTTAATGCAAAAGTAACTAATTAGATACAAACATGCAAATATTTTCTGCTTTTTTCTTTGCCATATCAAAAATTATGCTTTACTTTGCAACGTCAAAACATTCATAGGGGCGGCAAACTCCTATGGCTTCAATCATTGGAGTTATTTTTTTGCCAAGACATATAAAAAGTAATATTATAATAAGATATTGCACCTACCGAGTGGGGTAACGGAAACGTCCCCAAAATAATCCTATGGATGTTTTGACAGCTCGTAGTAGGTGCATTTTTTTTGTTATGTCAAAACATCCGATTCAAGTCCTAAGCGAAACAGAGTTGCTTGGGCACAAGTTTACAGTTTACGGAACTGCCGAAAATCCGTTGTTCCTTGCCAAAGAAGTGGCAGAGTGTATCGAGTATGACCAAAGTAGCGTAAACAAATTAGTAAACCTTGTTGATGACGATGAAAAGGTTCGGAACAATCTTCCGACCCCCGGTGGAAATCAGCAAGTTTGGTTCTTAACCGAAGATGGCTTATACGAAGTCCTCATGCAAAGCCGTAAGCCAATCGCAAAAGAATTTAAGAAAGGAGTTAAGGAAATTCTAAAGACCATCCGCAAGACTGGCGGCTATATCGCAACTAAATCTGACGACACTCCCGAAGAAATCATGGCACGTGCTCTAACCATCGCACAAGCTACCCTCGCCAAGAGAGAGGAACGGTTAAAGCAGCTTGAAGCCCAAGCCGAACAACAGCAAGTCACCATCGAGATTCAGACAGAGGAAATCAAGAAAGCCGCACCAAAAGTCAGCTACTACGACAACCACTTGCAGAGTGTGAATACGCAGACGAGCACACAAGCCGCCAAGCAGATAGGAATGGATGCTGAAAAGCTGCACAAGAAGCTGAAAGAAATCGGAATCATTTACCGGCAAAGCGGACAGTGGATATTACATGCACCTTATTCTACATGGGGGATGCATTCTACCCGTTCACAGACGTACACACGCTCGGACGGTTCGACAGGAACAAGTGTATATACGGTATGGACTACCAAAGGTGTGCGTTTCATCATTGCTCTATATGAAAATGATTGGAACGTGAAGAAAGCCATCAAGCAGATAAAAGGTGAGCTGAATCCAGCCGCGTAATACTATTACATAATTATCAGCAGTCGGTTTCAATGCCCGACAGCCACAACTATATCCAAAATTATGATAGAGATAACAATAGTATTTATTTGTCTGTACTTATGTTACAGGCTTACGAGGAAGCCCGGTGAGAGTTTCTTCTATAAGGACTAATATTATTTTGCCACATATATAAAAGAAGCGTAAATGCTGTATGGAGGTTTACCAACGTTCACATTTATGATGCCCTACCGTCAATCCGGGCGGTAGGTTTAGAGTAATTTTATGCCCGTTAACGTTGCGATTCGCAACATAAATAAAAAGACCATGACAACATTAGATAAATTAGAAAATATACTCAAAAAAATGGAAGAACAAAATAATAGATTTGAATGCATATATGGCAAGCATCTTAAACTGATAGTGTGTACTGGTAAAAAGACAGTAGGCAAGTTTGATTTAAGAAATTATAATAAAATGATTATATGAGATAAAAATATAACTATATTTGCATAAGGATAACTAAAAACCCGGTACGCTTACCGGGTACACAAACACATTTAAAATAATCAGACTTCACAGTCCTAAAAACAAAAAAACTTTGATTATATGAAAATTACATTGTCACAACAAAAATAAGCATTATTTTACAAACGGCAAATTAATGGATAAGAAATGTTCTACCGCTGTGAATTGTTAATAAATGGTCTGAGGTACAGGGTTACTGATGATCTTGAGAATTGGGACGAGGTGAAGGCTAGTTTCAAGAGAAATGACTATGACGGTGTTATCCGTACTTTTTCTAACAAATTTTCTTTTGCTGGGGATGCTAGAAGATTGCTGTTAAAACAATATGATGAAGATTATCTGAATGCTTCCGCTTCAATAATAATAAGTACAAGAAATAACAGTTGGTTGTATAATGAACGGTTTAGTTGCGCTCTCAATTTCTCTACATTGCAGGATAATGGTAGTATCTTACAGATAAATGCCGTGGATGATAGCGTGGCGTCCATGATAAAGGCTAAAAGGGGGACCCAATATGAATATCCTGTTGAAGAGGTAAAAAGCCCCATTCCTCTTGTTTATGACGGGCTTGAACTTTCAGAATCGGCAAAATGGATTCCTACAGGTGATATATACAATGGAGAAGTAGGGAATATTCCAGATCAAGACAATTATGTGTCAATGGATTTTGCTGAAAGGTGGCTTCCTATGCCATTATATACAGAAGCAACTGATATTAATATTGGTAATGCTACGGAAGTATGGGATCAATCGTATATGAGTGTAGCGGATTATTACGTAAATGATGAAGGAACTGAGGTGTTGGATGATCGTAAAAATGATAATACTTTAGTTTCCGCCATAAAAAGTATAAATCTGTCTGTTGATATTGATTTTAAATTTTGGATCAGCTATAATATTATATCGCCATGGGGCTGGACTAACGGGGTACGTTTCCGGCTGGCTAAAATTGGCACGGATAAAAAGACATTGGAAACAATCAGTGAAGTTTTTTATGAAACAGTTTCCACAGGATTGATAGAAAAAGAATATTCTGCACATCATGATGTACTTTTAGCTAAAGGGGAGAAGCTTGTACTTCTTTGTAAAGTACAATCCGGAAGAGAACAGTCTGGACCTAATTTTGCTGCTGTTTATCCGGTAGATTCAAAGAGTCGTGTTACGATATCATGGAAAAACAGAATAAATCCTGTTGAGATGGATGTTGTAAATCCCGGCACCTTGCTCAACAGGCTTCTCAAAAGCATTAACGGGGGGAAAGACGGATTGACGGGAGTAATAGAAAGCATGGGTGACGGAAGGCTTGATAATTGTATGCTCTTGGCGGCTGAATCAGCTCGTAAGATTCCGGGAGCCAAAATATATACATCCTTCACCAAATTTGCAAGTTGGATGAGTTATGTGTTCGGATACGCTTATGACATATCCGGCAATACGATAACTTTCCGGCACAGAGGCAAATACTTCTCGGATGATGTTGTCAAAAAAATAGATGATTTATCCGATTACGAGATGAAGGTTAATTCCGCATTGGTGTATTCGCGCATACGGATAGGCTTTGACAAACAGGATTACGACACGGCTAATGGTAAGGATGAGTTTCGTTTTACGAATGAATATACCACAGGCGTGACCATGACGGACAATAGCCTTGAAATGATATCTCCATACCGTGCGGACGCATACGGCATAGAGTTCCTTGCTGACAAGATAGGTGAAGATACTACAGACAACGAAAGTGACACTGATTTATTTATGGTAGGGGTGAAATCTGATTCGTCTGGACTTAAGTATATATTGAACAGGGATTATCTTATGGGTGGCGTTCTCAGCCCTGACACAATGTTCAATGCCATGTTTTCTCCTTCTTCTATGGTTTTGGCCAATGAAGCATATATCGGTTCATCTGTTGAGATGCTTACTTTTGCGTCTTCAGATGGTAATAGTGATGTGGGTATTGATGGAATGGGGGAAAGCAGGGATATAATTCTTTCAAAAAGGATGTTTACTGTGGCGGAAGTAGAATTTGAAACTTCGGATGTAGAGCTTCCGGAAGATCTTACAGGAATTGTTGAATTTGAACACCAAGGCAAGGTTATACAGGGATATTATCAGCAGGCTGATTACAATTTCACAAAATCACAAAGTTCAAAGGTAACTTTGATTGTGAAAAATTCTAATTCTTCATAAAGATTCAAATTTTAATTGTTATATTTGCAATGAAAGCTTGTGAAGTCGCAGGCTGCTAGAAACTAACGAAAAGACCATGATATCAATCGGAGATGTTTGCCCGTTATTCTTCAAACCGCTGAAATATAAATATTCAAATGCAGGATGTTTCAGACAAGTATTTTCCTTGTCAGACAACATTTTGCTGCAAATTTTCTGCGATAACGGCGAAATACCTTTGGCTTCTTTGAATGATAAGATTGGCAATATCTCCTCGTCAATAGCACTGCTCACTTATGATGTTAATGAAAGCGTTAAGATGTATTATGCCTCATTATCTCCTTCGGAGGGGATATATACAGTAACTATAGGCGATAAGGAATGTGAGGAATTCTGTGTGTGTGAGAATATAGGTGATTCTATATTAATTGAATATTCCCATAAGGATAATAATTCTGCCTTTGATAATATATTCTGGATTGATGATGTTCAGCAGATGTTCCAGTTCAGAATAATAGGAGGATTCAAACCGGATGGGGTGGAATTGAAAGTTGAGAACGAACAGTTCGTGAATCAGAAGCAGGAGATAATAGAAATGTATTCTCTTCCTTATAAGACATTTGATTTTGTATTTGGAACAAGTTGTGGTGTTCCGTATTATATAGCGGAGTTTATAAATAAGGTACTTTGTCTTTCTCACGTCAGCATAGACGGTAATTTGTATGTACGGGAAGGGGATTCTGTCCCAGAAAAGCTTGATACAATAGGTAAGAAACAGATGTTTATATATAAAGTGACTTTACGCCCTAGAGAAAACGATATTGCTGGGATCGGAGGCAAAACTGAGATCGCAACTTCTTCTTCAGGTATAGCATTTTTGCTAACTAATCCTGAAGAGGACGATGTATTAAAATACAAGAAGGCGCAAGCTGCTTTTGTTAATGAAAATTATGTGTAATCATGGCTAGAAATCATCCTATAAAGATATTGTGGTACGGTTCGGAAACGGATGCAGAAGGAAATCCGATTATACCGAAAATATCCCCATCATTTGAAAAGCGATTGGAAGGTTTGAATGAGGGTGAGATATACATACATAATGATGATAAGAATCCTTCTATTTACATAAGGACTAATAAAGACAGGGTTGTCGCCATATCGGGAAGCGCGAATATAGAGGAATTTTCCAAATATTTCCTCCGTAAAGATAAAGAAGACACCGCCAACGGTCTTATCACTTTCTTGAAAGGTCTTTTGATTGGTAAAAACGGTAGTGGAATTACTGTGCTTGAGAACGGTATGTCACAGGCTGTTGTTGATTATCTGTATGTCAAGGTCAAAGCCGTTTTTGACGAGCTTGAAGTAAAGAAGAAGACGTATGTAGGTGGCGAGCAGGTGATTTCCCATGCAGGTATGAAATGCAACCGTGTAGATGAGTTGGATGATGTTTACCGTTGTTATTTCAAGGAAGAGGAAGACGGAATTGAGATAGAGAACCAGTTTACTCCGGGATCTCTTGCCATAGCTCAGGAGTGCAATATCAAGACAGGCGTTTCTCATCATGTCGGCAACCGCTATTATTGGCGGTTGGTCACAGCAGTAGGTGAGAACTATATAGACTTGTCCAAGACCGTGTGTGATCCTAATGTCGAGAACGATGTTCCGGTGGCAGGTGATGATATCGTGGGATTAGGCCATAAGACCGATATCACCCGACAGGCGGCGATAATTCTCTCTTCGGTGAACGAAGTTTCTCCGTCTATCATCATGTATCAGGGTATTAATGATTTTACCTTGACCGGGAAAGATGTCATTTCTTTTGATTTTGACAAATCTACCGGCAAGGCCCGGATGAAGGTGTACGGAGATACGTACATTGGCGACAAGGACCGGACCACTTACATGGAATACACTCAGGATAAAGGTGTGGATATCAAGGGTATGTTTCATATCGAGCAGGGTTCCACCGGATGGCGTAACATGGAAGGCTTGCCGGATGAGATACAGGCGGCCGCAGATCTTGCCCAAGAGGCCAAGGATGCGATAGACAATGCGGCTGTCGGAAGTGTCAATCTGTTGCGCAATTCCGGGTTTACCGGAGATTATGAGACAGAGGACCTGTCTGCCGCTACCGAGCTATCGGCGGATACCGAACTTTTTAGCAAGCAACTGGAATATTGGACGGGAGTGGCTACCGTATCTGCGGACAGTGATGCCGGCTCCGGGTACTCTGCTGCAATCGGTAGTTTGTCCCAGTCCGTATCATTAATCAAAGGGGAAAGTTATGTTATCAGTTATAAAGCAAAGGGTACGTCTGTGTCTGTTTCGTGCGGCTCTTTCAGTGTTTCTCAACCTCTCACATCCTCTTATCAAAGATATACCCATAAGATTACCTTCAATGGCAGTGGTATATTTCTCATCAGTGGTACCGCAACCGTTTGTGACCTTCAGTTAGAAAGAGGGACCATCGCTACAGACTGGAAACCGTCCATTTTGGATAACGACAAGGCAACAGCCGGTTTTCAGTCAATCAATTATATCGCCAGCGCGATCAAGGATGGTTCTGTGGATATTCTTGGTGGTCTGATTCTTGCCAATATGATCCAACTAGGCAACTACAAGGATGGTAAGATGCAGAAGGTCACAGCCGGAGTTAGCGGCATATACAATGATGATGATGATGTGGCATTTTGGGCAGGTGGCACGCTTCAACAGGCTATATTAACCGTAATGAAGTTTCGTAATGACCCCGATTACCAGCCCACAGATACGGAATGGGCGAATATGGCGAACTTTGTTGCCACTCATGGTGGCGATACGTTCCTTCGTGGCTATATTTATGCCTTGGGTGGTAAGTTCAGAGGTGTGGTTGAAGCCTTGGGCGGATTTTTCCGCGGAAAAGTAGAAACATCTGTTGACGGGAAACGCATTGTCATTGATCCGGATAAAAACACTCTTGAAATGTACACGACTGAAGGACATGCCACCTTGATATTAAGGTTCGACACATCATCAGACGGATGGGAGTATGGTGATTTGATTCTACGGAAATATGTAGGAGACCAATTGATACAAGAAACGACTGTATATCCGGAACGTATCAGAATACAGAATCATGTGGAAAATACGGATATTATTCTTACTCCCAATAACGTTTCTTTTTATGGCTCTAAAGGCGAAACTCTGTTGGTTGGGATGAAACCGGTATATGACGGGGTGGCTGTGTCTAAATATGTGGCAAATATTGAATGCAGTAATTGGCCGTCTAAGGATAACGTCAGTTCCGGGCAGGTATATGTGGAATATGAAACACTTGAAGGAATAGTGACAAATGGAGTGTTAAAGGTAAGAAAGTGATATGGAACTGAATAGTATTAACAAAACGGGAACTTGGAGTGAGGCGGCAGACCGTCTTAACAACAACTTTAGCAAGACTTCTACCGAAGTGGAGAAGGTCAAGCAGAACGGTATCCGCAACAAGGGATTGTTCCCTACTCTTGAATCGCTGAAAGCGGCTGTTCCATCTCCTGTTGTGGGTGACTGGGCTGTTGTGGGTAACACCATACCGGGTCCTATATATCAATGCAAGACAAAGGGAACATGGAGTGCCACAGGCACGACAGGAGGTGGTGGAAGTGTTGATCTGTCCGGTATTTTGTCGAGTGAGGAGATAGACGATGTAACATCAATATTATAGTTATGAAAATTAATTATCAGTCCGATTTTAAAATCGTAGAAAAGAGCTTGAATGGAGATGTGAATACTCCCTTCCGGTTTACTTACTTCAATCCGTTCAAGGGAAAGTTCATAGCCTCCTTTGACGGGCATGAGTATGTCGGTTGCAGCCGTATGGAAGATGGCAGTCTGCTTGTCGCTTTTGACAACCCCGGTTTCTCCCCTGGTATGCTGAAGGTCAAACGGGAATACTTCATCTCTGATTCCGACTTTAGGGATGGCATCTGCAACCTTGTATCTATTGAAGATACAGGGATTGTGCTGACTACTGGAAAGACCGATGAAAGCACAGCGGAAATAACATCTTATCCTGATTATGTCGTCTACAATGCGGTGCAGAGCGTATCTCTGTCAGATCAGGAGTATGATGATGTGCTGAGTGATTTTGTACCTCCTCTGCCACCGGAAGAATGATTTAATAGTTAATAAATAATTACATAAAATAACAACAGTCCAAGTTAACCGGCGGAACTTAGGCTAAAAATAAGATACATTATGGTAAAAATGCACAAGTTGACGAAGGGTGGACAAACCATTTACCCGGCTACCATCTATGATGCGGTGGTCAACCCCAATACACGAAAGAGTCTGGCT